TTCCCCACCTCGCTCCGCTTGGCCTCGTCGTTCACCAGGTCGCGGAGCCGCCGGTCCCACTCGTGCTCGTGGCGGATGAGGAACCCGGTCTCGCCGTCTATGACGAACTCGCGGTAGGGCTCGGAGTGGGTGGCAACGACGGGGATGCCGAGCGCGGCGTACTCCAGGGCCTTGATGTGGCTCTTGGAGCGGTTGAAGACGGTCGATTCGAGTGGAGCGATGCCGATGTCGAAGTCGATGCTGCGGTAGTAGCTGAAGATGTCGTTCGACCAGCCGGTGTGGCGTGCGCGGCCGACGATCTTGGCTGAGCGGTGGAAGTTCGACCCGATGGTGTGCATGTCTACGTCGGGGTTGCGTTCGAGGAACCGCCGCAGTGGGTTCGCGACGTAGTCCCAGTCCCGCTCATGGCTGTCGCCGCCGGCCCAGCCGATGGTGATCTTGTCGCGGTGGGGGCGCTCGACGTCGAGGAGCGCGCCGTCGATGTGGTTCGGGATGACCACCACGTTCGGGTTGAACTGGCGCATCACCTCGGCGAGCGGCTCTGTCGAGACGGTCACGAGGTGCGCCAAGGATGCGGTGGACTCGGTCGACTTCAGCGTCTCGGTGGTGTACCGCTTCGCGGCCCGACGGTTCGTGGGGTCGATGGCCCATAGGTCGTCGTCGGCTTCCCAGACCAGCTTGTGGTCGCGCCACATCTTCAGCCAGGTCAGCTCGAACCCAGGGTGCCCAGCGCGCTGAGCGACGATGACCGGGTACTCGGTGGCGGTCTCGGAGACGCCGTACTGGTGGGTGACGACGTCATGTCCAGCCGCCGCGAGATGCTCGAACGGCATCCGGAGCCGGTAGTAGCCGCAGGCCGAGCCGTCCTCGTAGGCGAAGACCCGCAAGGGGTCAGACACCCGGGACCTCGATGGCCGCGAGCGGGTCCTTCTTCTTGTGGTTCGTGGTCTTGGTCTTCTTGGCGACCGCGAACACACCCGGCGCCTCCGGGTCGTCGACACACGAGACGACCTCGAGCCCGAGCGCGGTGAGGATCTCCCGCATCGTGTCGACCGGGTACCGCCAGCAGTCGATCGGGAACGGGTGGTACGGGAACCCGGGCGAACGGGTGGTCAGCGCCAGATGGCCGCCGACCTTGACGAGCGCGACGAGCCCGTACATGGCCGCGCGCCAGTCCTCGACGTGCTCCAGCATCTCGGTGGTGATGACCACGTCGAAGCCGGCCGGGTAGAGCTCGGGAAGGTCTGCGACGTCGTGGACGACGTCCACGCCGGGTCCGGGGGTCTGGTCGACGCCGACGTAGGACGTCGGGCCGTGCGCGGCGAGAGTGGGCCGCACGCTGCCATTGACGTCGTATGACCCAACCTCGCAAATCGTGCGGTCGGCGACTAGGTCGGGGGACAGGGAGCCCGCCCATGTGAGAACTGACGGATGACACATGGGCGGGACTCCTCTGTTTGGTTTGTCAGGTGGCGGCGCCGACGTAGAACTTCACGGCGTTCGGGTCGACGACAGCGGCGTCGGTACGCACCAGGGCGCGGAAGGCGACCTGGTCGTTGCCGAACGCGTACTCGTTCGACCGCTCGAAGCGGATGCCGCCAGCGATGCGGACCTTCAGCGACGAGAAGTCGCCGAAGAAGATGGACCGCGCCGAGGTGGCGACCGCAGGCAGGAACGGGTCGTAGTAGATCGGCCGACCCTCGATGAGCGCCGGGTCACCGACCTGGAGCGACCGCTCCCACACGTACTGGCCCTGCGAGTCCTTCAGCTTCCGGACCCGCGCCGCCGTGGAGTCGTTCATCAGCCACGACGAGTTGGCCCGGTAGTCCGGGAGGACGCTGTGGAACAGGGTGATGAGCAGGTCGCCACCCTGGTCGGCAGAGACCTGCGAACCGACCCATCCGGACTGGCCGGTGGGGCCGACCGCGCCGGAGACGTAGCCGCCGGTCACCGCGGAGGCCGCGATGTTGGAGACCGCCCGACCCAGCTCGCGACCAGCCGCGCGGGCCAGGTAACCCTCGAGGTCGAAGGTCGCGTCCTGGAGAAGCTCGGTCGGAACCAGCGTGATGTAACCACGCTTGTTCGCGCCGAGGTTCACGGTGGTCAGCACCGCGTCGGAAGCGGTGATCGGGGCCGAAGCCGCAGCCGAAGCGTTGGTGGCGTGCGCGGTCACGACCGGCAGCGGGATGGTGTTCCCGTCGCTGGTCGAGATGACCTCGGCGCCGGCCTGCAGGATCTGCGACGTTGCCACCGCGTACTCCCAGAGCAGGCCGTACACGCCGTCGGGGCCGACACCGCCGGTCGCGGACATGGCGCGCGACTCGTGGCCGCCGAGCCAGGTGCCGTAGGCGCGACGCTCAGCGCCGGGGACGGTGTCGACGACGAAGCTGTCACCGGCACGCGAGTCGCGGGCCCACTTGACGAACCCGGACTCCTCGCCGGTCCGCTGCTCGGTGCCCTCGCCACGCCCGCTGGCGTTGCGGAAGGACTCCTCCAGGTCGCGGGCCTCCTGCTCGCCCTTGGCGATGGCGGCGGCACGGGTCGCGAGGGCCTCAGCCTCCGCGATGCGCTGGTCGAAGCCGGTCTGCTCCTCGACCGTCAGGTCGCGACCCTCGGAGACACCCTTGCGGGCGATGTCCTGGGCCTCGGTGATGATCCGGGAGCGGCGCTCGAGCAGCTCCTCGGAGATGGACTTAGCCATGATCTGGTCCCCTTTCGATGGGACTCGGGTGGATCTGGATGAGTCCCAGCGGGGGTCCGGTGGGGGAGGTCTTGCAGGCCGCAGTCGGGGCAGCGTCGGTACGGTGCCCGTCAGCGGTGGATCAGGGGTCAGGTCAGGTCGAGGACCCGAGCGAGGGCGGCCTGGGCGGAGCGCTTGGTCTCCGGCTTGCTGCCGTCGCTGCGCTTGAAGAACTTGACCAGCTCGTTCTTGTCGGCCAGCGAGCGGACTTCCTCGAACTCGGCGTCGAACTTCTTCGCCAGCGAGCGGAGGCCCACCGACGTGTCGAGGTACGCGGGCGTGTTGACCGGCGCAACGTCGATGAGCTGAACCTGACGCAAGGTGCGGACCGGGAAACCGGAGTCGTCCGTGGACCACTCGTCGTCGTCGGTCATGAACGCGAACGAGGACGACCGGACGTCGCCACGCTGCACCAGCTCGTAGATGCCGGCGGCGTTCCCGGTCGTCGGCACATCGACGTCGTACCGGAGGCCGGTCTCATCCACAGAGAGCCGGAGTGTCCCAGAGTCGGTGTTGCCCAGCAGCAGGTTGTCGTCGTGGTTGTAGCGGGCCATGACGCCCGTCCCACCACCGGGCCAGTTCCGCGACGCGGCACGGTTGAAGGCTCCTGGTGCGATGAACTCCCGGAATCCGCCGAGGTTCTGGCTCGGCGAGTCGAACAGGGCGGCATAACCGCCGATGGTCCGACTCTGTTCGGCGGCACGGACCTCGACCCGAACCGCCGTGAAGCGACGCTCTGCGTCGGTCATGGTGTCTCCCTTGTGGTTGGGTCCGCCTTCGGTGCGGGCACGTTGTGGAAGTCGCCACCCTTGACGGGAGGCAGGTCTTTGAGGGCACGGGCCTCGTTCACCGAGAGTCGACCGTCTGCGATCTGGGCGCCCATGACCTCGGTCTGCGTCTTCAGGTCGGTGCGGATCGTCGCGTCGACATTGAGCTTCACGTACTGACGTTCGGGCAGGAGGCGGAACATCATCTGCTCGAACCGAGTCAGGTACGGGCGCATGTTGTTGGCCCGGTTGAGGGCGCGCGACTCGTCCGTGGCGTAAGTCAACGACTCAGTCGCAGAACCGCCGATCTCGAGCGGGTCGATGCGTAAGATGGCCGCCGTCTGGTTCGCATTGAGCTGGAGGACGTTGAGGAACTGGGCCTGGTTCGGCGGGATATTGACCACGTTCAGGTCCCAGTCCTGGCCCGAGACGAACGGCTTCCCGGTCGCGAACGCCTTCACCGCGGCCTCACGGATGGCCTCAGCGGGGCCGGGGTCAAGCTTCTTCGCGTTGTTCTTCAGGTGAGCCGGCGGCAGGCCACCGCCGCGCTTGATGTCGGCGTACTCCTGCGCGGAGAGCCCCGCCTTCCAGAACTCGGCGAAGTCCTCGACCGGCGAGAGGCCGAGCGTCCGACCAGGCGGCACGATCCACGGCGAGTGCACGATCCGCTGCCGCGAGATCGGCTGGCCGTTGATTCGCCACTGACCGGCCCACTCGTCGTAGGACCACTCCCCGAATCGCAGCCACCGAACGTCCGACGGTAGCCCGTAGCCGTTGAACGCGTTGATGTACCCGACCGCATTGCCTGTCGCCAGTCCATAAGCCCACTGACCGATCCACGATGACAGCGAAGTCCGGCCCATGTTCACCGGACTGTCGAGGTCCGCGAGAAGCGGCGGCAGACTCGTCGAGACGCGCTGATCCCCGTTCAACCGGTACGCATCCACCGGAAGCGTCGACAGGAAGTCCACGATGTGCCGAAGGGCCGCATAGAACGGCACCAGTCCAGGACGGTCCGCCTTCAACCTCCGCGGCCCACCAGAGACGCTCGACCACGACCCGTCAAGGGTGCTGCGCTGCTCGCGCCGGAACATGCTCACCGGCCACGACCCCAGCCGCCACGGTTCCACGCCAGGAAGCCGGCGAGCGCCGACCACGGCAGCAGCGCCACCGCGGCCGGGGATGACCAGATTGCGAACAGGCACAGGCTCAGCAGGGCTACGGCGACCAGCTCGAGGACGGTCGTCAACATGGCGGCCTCCTCACGTAAGAACCGAATCCAATGGGTCGTAGTCGTTCTCGACAGCGATGTGCCGAGCGAGCGCGACCGCCTCCAGTTCCCCGCGGAGGTCGACGAGGACTCGCCGTCCGTCGATGGTCTTCCAGGTCGCCGCTGCAACTGCCGCGTTCAGCTCCGGGTAGTCGCCATGACGAAGCTCGCCGCGCTGGGCGGCCAGCGCCAGGTCCGAGGCCGCCTGAATCCGCATGTCTCGATTGGCGAGGGTCAACGCCACGCCTGCGGTTTCGAGGTCGGGGATGAGGGACGACTTCGCGCGCACCACGACGTCGCACTGGAGTCGTTTCTGCACGTCGGCCACATGAGCCGCGAAGGACGCTCGTTCGGTCCATGGGCGGACGTCGTTGACCGCGAGGAACGACGGGACCTCTGACTCGGCCCAACATGCAGCTACGCGCGTCTCCTCGACATCGCAGGCCACGCCGAGGGCGCCAGTCTGGACGGTGGGCTCATCGGCAACAAGGTCGCCCCACTCGGGGAACGCGCCATACAAGCCGGCGCCGGACGACGGCCACACCGACAGCCGCTCACGCATGAACCCGTCGAGGTCGGCTTGGGCCGCCTCCCACTCCTCGTCGATCGTGTCCGCGAGGATGCGGTCACCGAGAGCTGGGTTCGCGTCAGCTCGAGCTTTCCAGTCCGTCGGGTCCGGGGGCGTGCGCGGGTCGTCCGAACCTTCGGGAGTCCACTCCGCCCACGCGAGCCGGCCAACCTTGCCCGACCTACCGCGGTCACGGACACCCGTCCAGATCGCTGCGTCGTTCTCGGCGGATG